GAGTTCTGTTATTAGTTTCTTTTTTATCAGCCATATTTATTACCTTTTAATATGCTTAGCGTATTCTTGAACTGGTACATTCAAACGACGAGCCATTTCGACTTCGCTTTTGCTTAGTCTGACTTGACGCTTTCTGCCAGAGCCTTCAGATCTTCCAGCTGGAGCAACAGTTTGCTGCATCTTTGCTTTAGATTTTACCGCGCTACCATCACTAAATTTGTGAGGGAACTCAGCTCTCATACGTTTGTCTATCTCATCATAGTACATTGAGTCGCTAGGATCAAACCCTTCTTCCTCAATTAATTTTTGATGAATGTTAAAAGCAGCTAAAGTCATTATTTCGTCTTGACCAAACCACTCGTTTTTTTCTGCCCAAGACTCTGCTTCAGGGTCTGCTTGCGGAGTCGGAGCTTGAACTGGTTGTTGAAATGCTTGTTGATTTGGAACCTCTTGATATACAGGCTCTCTTTCTATTTGCATTCTATTATTAGCTAATTTGCTTTCTTCAACAGTAATCTTGTCAAGAATTTCTTGGGCTTTTGTTACTTTATCCCAGTCTTGCTCTTGATAAGCATTCTTTAAAACAGTATTAGCTTGAGCTCTTTGAGACTTTAATCTATTTTCAGCTTCACCATAATAGCTTTGATTAAGCTGAGATGTGCTGGTTTTTAAATGTTCATTCTCACTTTGTAAGCTCTTTGCATACTCGTAAGCAGATTGAGCGGCACGCTCTTGCTCACGCATTTTTTTAGTTAAATTAGCAATACGCTTTTGAACATTTTTTGAATAGTTCTCTAGTTCTTCTTGCTCTTCATCTTTTTTAGTTTCTTCTTCAGAAACATCTTCTACATCGGCTTGATCTTCCTCTGGAATATCCAGTTCTACAATCTCACCTTCATCAATCTCTTGTTCTGGAGCTTGATTATTTTCTTCTTCTAGCATGAGTCCTCCTCACGTTTACAGCGTGACGATATCATCGGGATCTGCGATCGTAGCGATAACCTCGTCGTCGTTAATAATACGGCATTCTGCATCATCGCCTAACTTAAAGCGAGCTCCAGCATACCGACCAATTAGCACCCATTGCTTCTCCTCACACCAAGGTGTGTCTCCAAACTTGTCTTTGTCTTTGTAACAGAGTGGTCCCATCTTAATTACGTAAGCAACCACCGAGGCTAAAGCCTCTCTGTCAACTGACTCTTTTGTTAATACAATTCCACCTTTAGATACACCTCTGCCTCTGTATGGAAGAATTAACATTCTCCATCCAGTAGGATTTGGCATTCTTTCTATTAAGGTTTTGTCAACCAAGGTGGGGTCTAAAACTCGATCTTCTGCGCTGACAAAAGCTTTGTCAATCTCAGATTTATTTTCTTCTACTTTTTTTTCTTCTGCGGCTTTGTCGTTTTCTAATTCAGCTGCAATATGGTCAGGTACCAATACTTTGTTCTTCGTCATTTTCTTCTATCCTCTCTAGCAACTCCCTAAGTTCTTGTTCTACGTCAACGAGGGAATTGTAACGTCCACGTAGATATTGATAGTCTTCAAAAGATTGAACACCGTTGAGCAATTGGCTCTGGGTGTCCTCTTTCTTCTCCTTTAGCCTTTTTTTTAATTGGTCAGCTACCCAAATTGTTGACATTAATAAATGCCAGAAAACTTACCGCCGTACTCAGCAGCGCCCATACCTCTGGCTTTACCTTTGCCCATTCCTGGCTTTGGAGAAGCGTCAGCAGAAAAAGTTCCTTCGTTGTTTTTTGAAGGGACAGTACCTTTGTTGCTGTATGATAATTTGTTTTTGTCTACTTTTATATTTTTAGCCATTTGTTTACCTAAATTGATCGAACTGTTTTAGACCGATATCAATCAATTTTAATTCTTTTTGTTGGTCAAGTCTATCTTGAGTCGTATCGTCCTTCATTCTAGCAATATCTCGCTGAGCGTCAATCCTTTCTCGATCTATTTGATCTTGTCTAGCTTTTTCATCTGCTCGCATTTGCTCTTTAATAGCAAATTGTTCTTTCTCTTGTTGTAGTTCTTGACCTTTGAGTGCTAGCTCTTGTTTTCTAATTGCGACCAACGGATCTTCTTGCGGAGGTGTTGCAACTTGTTGAGCAAACTGAGTCATTAGCTCTGTCATTATTGGCGAGCTAAACTGAGCCAGTATTTCATTAGCTTGTTGTTGGAGCGCCGCCGCGTCAACAGGTGTGGATTGTTGGGCTTGTTGCTGCAATTGTTGATATTGCTGCATGGCCTCGGGCGGCATCTGCTGTTGCGCAATCAAGTCAGCTTTCATTTGTAAATGCTGCATGATATGCGAATGTATGTTTGCTTGAATTTGAGCGTTCATTTGAACAGGCTGCATGTTCAACAAGTTAACGTGAGATGCGATATGAGCATCATGGTTTTGCTGAATAAATGCTTGCGCTGTTCCACCCATTAATAAAGTGCTGTTTTCCATTCCAGACTCAATCGGTTTAGGTTGAGTGTCTGGGGGTGGTATCAATAACGCATCAATATTATCTGTTCCTAACGCAGCATACATTCTGCGATAGGCTTCATACATACCATTTGGACCATGAATTTGCGGATTGGATTGAACCAATTGCATCATTTCTTGAGCCATAATAATTCTTTGACTGGTAGAGAATATGTCTGGGTTAGAGACAGGAAATACATCCACTCTATCGTCAAAGTCAGCTTGTTTAATTTCCATTTGCCCACCCGCTACAGCGTATGGGTAAGACTCTGGCAAGCTTTTAGCAAAAATATTTGCCAATAATTTAAATTCTTTCTTTTGACCTGCATGCAAACGCTTATGAATGGCAGATAAAACCTTGGTAGATTTTTCTAACAAAGCAACCGTCGTTCCTACAGGTGCTTGCGAATTGCCTTCGCCTACATTTATTTCAGCAATAGAGGCAAATCTTTGACCGCTTTGAACTAACAAGCCTAACAAAGAAAGTAAAGTTTGACTTGGCTCTTTAAATGGTAAAGGTTGAATTGCATCTCGCAAAGAGCCTGCGGGTGCATCCACGTCTCTAAACTCACCTGGTTGAATCGGAGAATCTTCGTCTCTAATTCTAATACCTCTGGTTTTAAAACCAGCTGGCAAGTTAGCCAAAGTACCAGCATCAATTAATTGTCTAACAATTGAAGTTGAAGCTTTGGATAAACCACCAATCATATGAGTTAAACCAAATCCGTAGAAGCCTAAACCAGGCAAGAACTTGAAGTGAACGAAGTATTCGATTTTATTTTTCATCGGATCGTCTTCTTCAAAGTTTCTGCGAATCGCTAAAATGTTTTCGCTGTTGCTGTCGATGGTTACGATATAAGGCAATTTAACTTCTGTATATTCGCCATCTTCGTCTACATCTTCAAACCCTTCTAGGTCTAAATTACAATGAACTTCGTAAAGATTAGAAACTTCACCTGTATCGTAAGATGGTTCCATTCCTTCTAATCTTTCTATTTCTTCTTTAACGCCAGATGCGTTTGATAAATCGCTGCCATCACCCACTCTTACATCTCTGTAAAAACCAATTGCTTGAAGTTTCTTAACTTCGTTTTCTGGCATCTTAATTACGTGAGTAATTCTTGGGCAAGATTCTAGATCGGTTGTATAGTAAGGAACAATTAAATCCTCTGGCGCAACAAACTTAGAAACAGGTCGTTGCAAATTTTCATCGTAATAAACTTTCTTAAAAGCAGAACCTGCCAACGGCAGATAGAACAACATTTGATCTAAGTCTTCGTCGTACTCTTCCATCACGTGAACGATTTGATAGTTCATAAATTCTTTTACACGTTGAGCTTGTTCTTCTACAGCTGCGCTGTATTCGCCAACCACTTGAGTTTTAACTGGGCCTTGAGCTGGCAATAATTCTTTGTAAGCTTGCGCTTGAAATTGAGTAACTGATTCGCCGAGTAACGGATGGATGACGCCACTTGCACCTTCAAAAGGCTCAGACCTGCCATCGTCAAACTTCATCCCTAGATATTTCAAACCATCGGTATAAGTTTTTTCCCAATCTTTTCTAGCAGACTTATCATTTTCAATTGCAGAAACTAGCTCTACGTAAATTTTGCTAAGTTCGCTTTGCGAAACAACTTCTGCTAAGTTTTCGCTAAAACCAACCGAACTCATTTCCTCTTCCATCTCACCCAAAATAACTGAGCCGTCTTCTTGATATTGAACTCCTTCTTCGTCCAACCCTTCTAAGATTTCAATAATTTCATTATCAATATCTTCGGTTGACCTTTCAGTTGTCATATCTTGCATGTCTTCTACTTCTTGAGCAGGATCAGGTGTTTGTCTTTCTATTGCCATCAGTAATAAACTCTCTGTCTAGGTTCGCGTTCTTCGTCTTCGTAATCACTATCTAAATTGACAAAACCGCCTTCGCGGAATCGCATCAACGCTTGAGTCATAGTATCACATAAATCATCGTTAGCTCCAAACGGAAATGATGCACACTCTTCAATCATATCTTCGGCAAAAGCTCGGTTTGGAGCGTACACCATACCAGACTCAAAGATAGGAGCAACTGAATGCATCCTGGTTGTTTTATCATGACCCCTTGTTGGAGAGTAATTTACCACAGGTATGCCCATCCTTCTAAGCTCATGAGTAAGCGGCGTACCACTTGCTTTGGCTTCAATTAAAACCATATCGGTTTCCCAATAACGATACTCGCGCATCGCGATTTCTTTGAGTTCGGGGAAGTCCCATCTACCTTTTTGCGCGTCTAATAAAATGACGCAATCGGGCGAATCTTCGCTGGGTCTAAAAACACCCCAAGTTGAGATAGCTGAATAGTCAGCCGTTTCTTTTTTAGAAAACGCCGTATCGTAAGACTGCATAATATATTGAACCGAAGGTAAAGAATCATGCTTCCATCTTTGCCACCAGTCGCGTTTAATAATTGAGCCTTCTTCTGCTGTTGGATTCTGCATCCACTGAGCATTCCATTTAGGACCAGGCAAAGAAGCTTTAACTTTAAGTAATTCTTCTACTGCCCAATACTCAGGCCAAAGAGGCTTTTCAGTTTCTGGAAAAATAGCAGGAAACTCTATCACTTCCCACTGGTCTGCCAAAGGTTCTTTTTGGGCATCTAACAATTTAGCAGTTAGGTCGATTGAAGACCAACGCGTCATCACTATTACAATTGCACCTTTTGGCTGCAAACGCTGACGAGGTCCAGACGTGTACCACTCGTAGGCAGACTCTAACGCATTCGGCGAAAGTGCATCCTGCTCAGAATGCGGATCGTCGATGATTAGTAGATCCGCACCCCGACCAGTTACAGCACCACCCACACCCGCTGCAAAATACTCTCCACCCTTATTTGTTTCCCAACGCCCTGCTGATTTATTATCAGCCTGCAAACTGACGTCGGGAAAAACTTGTTTGTATTCTTTTTGATCCATCAAGTTACGCACCTTACGACCGAACCTAACGGCGAGTTCACCCGTATGGGTCGTCTCCATTATTTTCATTTTAGGTTTAAGTCCCATCACCCAAGACGGAAAGAAGGTCGAGGCAAACTCAGACTTGGTATGTCGAGGCGGCATGTTAACAATCAAACGATTGATCTCACCCCTAGCAACTTGTTCTAGCTTTTCGGCAAATATCTGATGATGACGACCGCAGACAAATTCTGGCCACATGTGATTGACGTAACTCAAAAAAGAATTTTGACACTCATCTTGCGTTGAGTAACCGTCTTGCTTCTCTAAAAGCAGCAGGGCTTCTTTGAGTTCAGCCTCTGTAAGTTTGGAAAAATCCATATGTTATAAATTAAATTCTTTTCTTAATTTTGCTAGCAAATCTAAATCTAGTTTTTCTGCACCTTGTAAATCTAACAGTTCTTTTGATATTTCTTCAGAAGTTCTGTAAGGAGTGCCCATTCTTAATTGGTTAGCTTCAGCTATATCTTTGGTTGTAGCATTTGGAACATCCAGCCTTTCAGCTTTCTGCACTCTAGCCAATTCTTTTTTTAAGTCGCTTTCTTTTATCCCTTTAAACAATTTATCTAACTGTTCTTTGGATGGATTGGTCAAAGTTTT